ATTCTAAAAAGTCGTTTTTCAAATCGTTCTAATTGTGTCAGGATAGACTGATAACGTATTTCACATTCTCTTTCATGTGACTTCAAATCACTATCAACAGTTTGCACAGACTTTCTTGCCATTACTTACTCAGCCGCCTGGGGTGTTTCTAGTTCCTGCTTAAAAGCATTGTAATAAGTATTTTTTGCTGTAACTAACTGCTCTAAATCTTTCTGAGCATTAGCAATTTTAGTCTGTAAATCATGGCAATGTTCAGCGTATGACCTGGCTTTTTCAGATAATTCATCAAGTTTATATTCTTCATTATCTATTGTGATTTTACTCATCTTACTAGCCACTCCTCAACTGTATCAGATATATCTCTCATCTTAATCCATCTATCTCCTGTTGGTTGTCCTTTAAGCATACGCAACTTACCCATCAGACCAACTGCATCCCATTCTTTCCTTTGACTTCTTGGAACGTAATCATCTTTTTTAGATGCATCATAGGATGAACTTTCTTTATCATTTGTAACTTTAGTTACTTTTTTATCACTTGGAACTGTTACACCATCAGGAACTTTATCTTTATGAACTGAATAAAATTTTGGATGCTTATCGCCTATTTCATCAACTTCACCTTCAGGGTCAGTCCACTCCCACACTTCTACCTCTTCTGTCTTTCTTCTATTAAAATCATCTAATTCATATTTACCTTGCCATCTTAATTCAGCAGTATCTCCAACAACAGATGGATTACCAGATATAACACCTAAAATATTTGATGCATTATCGTCACTTGTAGCTTTACGAATTTTATTACCATCAAGAACTACAGATTGTCCTATTCTATCTTCACTAGAACTGTTACCATCTTTCCATTCAAAATATTCTGCATAGTCAGCACCACTTGTTATAGATGTTGAATGGTCTGAAGCAATTTCGCCCTGTCCAGTAACTGTAAAGACCCTATCATTAAAAGCATCAGAGCTACCATTACCATGAAAAGCACTTATTAGACTATAAGCATTAGTTGAAGTTCTAGTACATCCTACTGAAAATCCGTGGTCAACATAACTTGTGTTTTGAACTACTACTCTCACTGGCATAGAACCAGATGCCGTGCCTATAAATTCGTGATACTCTCCAGTATCAGCCACATAATCACCACCACCACCTCTTACTTTTAAAAACCCAGTTGAAATTAATTTCATTCTTTCTATTGGAGTAGAACCACCATCTGCTTTTGTTCCGACACTAAACCTACCACCTCTATCAGCAGATGTACCTCCTTCAGTAGTTCCTCTAATATTAACAAGTTGATTTCCACCAGTTTGAAGGGTATTTATAAAATTTATAGTTCCTGCTAGAGCATTAGCAGAATCTGCACCTTCTGCTGCTAATTCAAAAACTGAATACCCACCACTCGGTACTGTTAAAGATAATGTTCCACTTGTGTTACTACCACCCATATAGTCAGCATTAGCACTACCTATTGAAACATGACCATTTTCACCATTTACAAATAAAGCATGAGTGTCATTGTCTGACTCAATTCTAAAATCCACATCAGCACTATCTTCATTAAATACTGCTCCACCTGCAACATTTAAAACTCCTGAAACTGAAGTCGTTGAAGTTATACCTGCACCGATTGTCACATCAACCTCACCATCTGTAGCGTGTTCTCCTTCAAGGACTAACCCTGCTGTCAATGCTGTATTTGTGCCATCACTTTCTGCAACAAAAAAAGATAGTTTTCCTGCTTCGTCAGTGTTATCAGCTTCTGATACTTCACCAACTATTTTTGCAAATGCTGTCTGGTTTTGTCCTGAGTCATCACCAAAGAATGATATTGTTCCAAGATCATCACCATCTGCACCTGCCGCACCTTTATCCATAACAAAACGCAACTCACCTGCTGTTGTGCCATTGTGAGTGTTTTTAATCTGCACAATCGGTTCATCAGTTGTGTTATCGGTTATAATTAATGATGGTGTTGTAATTGTTACAGAAGTATCAGCAGCCATATTTAGCTCACCATCACCAGATGAATTAATAAATATAGCACTGTCTCTAAGCTGTATTTTTTTATCAGTAGGTACACTTAAACCTAATGTAAAAGGTATCATGGCTGTTAAAGTCTGAGTGCCATCTTTGAGAATACAGCTTGTCAAACCAGTAGCAATACCATCAAACTCTGCATCAGTTCTGCTTGCAGATATCTTAATCCCTGCATCTCTGTCTGATGTCCAATCATGTACTCTTGAGAATGTTCCTGATGAAAACGGCATTAAATCGGCCCTCCTGGTAATATGTGATAATTAGCACTGACAAAACTAATTGCCTGTGTACTAGATGATATTTTTAATCTTAATGAAATTGATCTACCCATTTTATTGGTAACTTTTCGTCTTTGTGTAATGGCACTTCCTTCAGCATCTGCCCAGTGTTCTACATCCCACTCTGCCTCATCCCATGAAGCTAAATCAGTTGTAAATTGTGCAGGTGTTAGATCAAGCAGGGTTGTTGGTTCATGGTCAACAGCTACACCGAATGAAAAGCTTATATTACTTACAACACCTTCAAGCATGGGTGCTACTGATGAAAACTTTTTTAGACTGCCTCTGTCACCAAAATAATTAAATGAAGTTGCTACGTCACCAACAATCGCATCAGTGCCATCAGCATTGCCTGTTATCTTATAAACAATACCTGATGCACCGCCAAAAAATACATCATTGTTAAACTGCCCCCAAACCGTTGCAGGTATGTTTTGAAACAAACACCAGGCGTTGATAATAGGATTAAATACAAACTGATTATATGGGTCTGTTGCATTTCCTGTAGGAAAATTGATAAATATTTTATCACCTTTTGGATCAATAAATATTTGCCACCCTTTCGATGTTCTAGTCTCTTTAACTTGTGCTATTACATCACCTCGTATTTTCTCGGATAATGCGACAGCCTGTGTGCCTATTCTGTCTCTGTTAAATACCTTTGATAATGCAACAACACCTTCTGATGTTATGACAGCTACATCACCGCCAAACTTTGCTGCACCTCTTATTTCATTAACAGGCTCTGCAATTCTAAATGATCCATTCAATGAAAAGCCAGAACTCGGATTGTCACCTGAATAAACAAGTACAATGCCAGAATCCATTATAAATGCTATTAGGTCATCTGTACCCTCACCACCATCTATTGTGAGTGTTTTTATCTGGATAAGATTGCCGCCAATATCATCAACCAGACCTAAGTTGAATAGAGTAAAATTCCCTTGAAACGTATCAACTGTAGCAGAATAATAAAACTTTTGCTCATCACCTCTAAAGTAATAAACTCTGTTTTTGTGTACATGAACGCCTTTTAGACTGTCAGCACTTGTACTGTCTGATAATGTAATTGAAAGATTTGCCGCAGATGATCCATCCCATGAAAAAGGTGTATCAGTACCATTAACAAATAAGGTTCTGCCATTAAATGCTGCTGTTTGAAATCTGCCGTTTGACAGACCTGTTTTCTTTGATACGGCAGAGCCAGTATTTATTTGATACAATGTACCATTTGAACCAACTGCTAATAATTGCCTGTTACTTCCTGCATTATGTTCAACCAGTGTTTCTACATCTCCTGACCCAATACCTGTACAGAATGATGAGTAACCATCTCTGAGTGTAATTTTCCCCACTGTAGGAAACATATTTGTTAAGGTTATTGCATCTAGTGGCTGCATATTATCAACAGAGTCACGACTGTTTAAACCGCCAATAGGAGCAGGAACTGATGTAGATTTTACCTTAAATCTGTTAGCTGTTCTAAGTGGTTGCAACATTAACTAAGGCCGTAATTACCATCAGATTGATATGGGCCTACAATTAGTTTTCTTGCATCATCTAATTGCAACACAGGTGATGATCCATTTCTTGCAACAGCCTGTCTTACCTCTAACTGATATTGTTTATAATCTTCACCATATTCTAATCCATGTGCTGCTTTGAAACGCCAGGTAATACCCATTTCCATTGTTGTTTCATCCAATATGCCTGTATCTGTGTCAGCCGTCCAAACAGCCTGTCCACTACCACCAGATGACTGACAGAACTGTGTTGATACATATTCAAAGCCAATAGTCTGTGTTGATGATGGTGTAGGGTCTAGTTCAAATTTCAAAGCATTTGATGCAGCTTTTAATCTAAACTTTTCTGTTGTACCTGTGGTTGCCATACCATGATTGACTAACTGATATTCTGAACTGCTTATTGGGCCAGTGAGTATATCATTATCTGATCTGTTGTATGATGTTTCTAAAACCAATCTGTCAAAATCACTTGGCAAAGCATAAGCGGCTGTGCCGTTAGATGTAGAAAATGTATGTTCTTTTTTAAGTATCGCCCAATCAGATACACGCATCAACTGCTTACCTTCTCTTTGTGCAAGTGCTAAAAGCTGTCTCGCTATTGGGTCTGTATTAGATATAACAGATGTTGGTCTTTCAAAACCTGTGAAATCAGCAACATTCTGGCACATACTTAAAAGTGTCATTTTTTACTCTTCTTTTTTTTCTTCTGATTTTTTGGAAGTGGATTTTGATTTTTCATTTGCTTTGACATGAAGCTTGGCAATTTCCTGTAATGTAACATAGATATTACCCATGCCTTGCAATACTGTAGTTTTTGCATTAGCCAAATCTTCAGCCGTTTTAATGCCTTTAAGTTCAAGTTCAATTCTTTGATCCTCTGCTAATCCTGGTAAATCTACCTTTTTTGTAACTGGTTTTTTGTCTTTATTTTTTTGATAATTAGCCCACTCTTTTGGAAAACGCTGAATATCACTCGCTCTGACAGGTGTCTCTAAAATATCTCTTGTATCTGTCACTGGTATTCTTGCAAAATCTCGCATCTCACCATTAAACATTTTTTTGTAAAACTGTACTTTCATTTCAACTCCATAAAGTTAGTAAAAGAGGCAAGTTGCCCTGCCTCTCATAAATTTATTTTAATAAGGAAACATACAAATGATTTCTTTATCTGAGGCATCACAAGCTATGGCACAGATATTATCCGTAAAACTTGCAGCAACATCTAAAGTTTTATCCCCTGCTCCTTCTGGAGTTAAAGGGTCACCATCCGCACCTGCTGTCAAAGCTGTTGACAATGTTGCAGGGCCTCGAATTTGAATCCAACAATACTGACCAAATGTCACTGATGCTTGCAAAATACCTGCACCAACCTGTGTTTGAGAAAAAGAAACATCGGTTGTGATTTGGTTATTTTTGTAACCATCACTTTGATGATAATAACAAACATCACCTGCTGATGCAGTTGTGAATAAACTTTGATCTTGAACAAACTTATACAGCTTTGTTGTTTCTCCTATAACTGCTCCAAGCTGACCCAAACGAAAACTATCCTTATATGGAGTGGAAAAAGTCTTTGTTGGATCAATACCTAAAACTGGTATTATACTCATAGCCGTTCCCCTTTATCAGTCTGGAAATGTACAGACAATTTCCTTATCTGAGATGTCACCTGCAATTGCACAGACATTATCAGTAGCCGCAGCACTGACATCAAGAGTTCCATCAGCCGAACCTGTGGGCGTTAATGGATCACCATCTGCTCCCGCGGTTAATGCAATGGTCAATGTAGCTGCACCTCTAATCTGTATCCAACCAAATTGTCCATCAGT